AGTGATGTACAAGGTTGGGTTGAAGCAGCTATGGGTGAAGAAGCAGTTACCAATATGAAAGCTGGTCTAGATGCTCAGATTGATGAGTTACTAAATCCTGTAGTGCAAACAAAAACTATAGGCGGTTAGTATGGCAGATAAAATTAATTTAGATGGTAAGGATTACTACATAGATGAAATGTCTGATGAACAAAAATATCTAGTATCTTTAGTTCAAGATCAACAATTAAAAATTTCAGAAGCCAGAAGAGATATTGATGTGGCTACTGCTGCTAATCAAGTTTTAGTAGCGCAGCTTAAAAATTCTTTAGAAGAAGAAAAGGTAGAAACCAAACAAGTAGCAGAAGGCTAAAATGTTTGGTATATCCGCATTTGCTCAATCTCCTTTTGCAGCATTAGGCGGAACTCCTGTAAGGGTAGAAATATCTGGCGTAGCTGCCACTTCTGCTTTAGGCACTACCACACAAACTGGAATAGGAAATGTAACACCGACTGGCCAAGTAGGCACTTCGGCTGTAGCTGGTGTTGGTGTAAATGCTCAAGCGGTAGCGACTTTACCAAGCTTAGTATCTACCGTAGGTTCGGTAGCAGTAACTACTGACGCTGAAGCTAATGTAACGCCAAGCGGACAATCAGCAACTTCTGCTTTAGCTGGCGTAGCGATCATAGCTGGTGGTGAAATAGGAGTAACTGGATTAGCAGCAACGGGCGGAATAGGATCTTTAGCTGTATCTGGTAAAGCTAATTTAACTTTATCTGGCCAATCATCTACATCTGCGTTAGGCAGTCCAACAGTTACCGCAGACTGTAACTTCACGGTAAGTGAAGATACTGAACAAGTACCAACAGCTAATTCTGCCGTAGGTGGCGTAGGAGTAAACGCTCAAGCAGTTGCTGCTTTACCAAGTTTAGTTGGAACTGTTGGTTCGGTATCTGTAACTACAGATGCAGAGGCTAACGTAACGCCAACTGGCCAATCGACCACAAGTGCTTTAGGTGCGATTTCACTTGTAACTAATAATAATATTTCAATAACTGGTTATGACTTAACATCTAACTTAGGAAATGTAACTCCAATAGCTAAAGCAAATGTAACACCTACATCTGTTTTAGCTACTGGTTTTGTAGGTAGCGTCTTAGTTTGGTCTAGAGTAGATGATAGTCAAAGTTCAAACTTTAGCGAAATCACAGATACACAAACACCGGGCTGGGTAGAGATCGATGAATCAGAATCGGCCTCATGGGAAGATGTGGCTTAATGTTAATAATTTAATTATAATTTAACGAGGTAAAAACATGGCAAGTACGTTTGATAATAATCTCAGACTTAGAGAAATGGGAACTGGTGATGAATCAGGTACCTGGGGTGCTCGTACTAATGAAAATTTAGAATTAATTGGAGAAGCATTAGGTTTTGGCACAGAGGCGGTTAGTGGTACGTCACACACAACAACTATAGCTGATGGAGCAACTGATCCCGGCAGAGCAATGTATCTTAAATACACTGGCTCTTTAAGTTCAGCTTGTACCATAACTCTAGCTCCAGATACAATTTCAAAATTGTGGTTTATTGAAAACGCAACCAGTGGATCACAAAACATAATAATAAAACAAGGTTCTGGATCTACAGTAACCATTCCAGCTAGTAGCACTAAACTAGTTTATTCAGATGGTGCTGGCACTGGCGCGGCCATGGTTGATGCCTTAGATAAAATAGATTTAGGCACAAATGCTAAATTAAATAATTCTGGAATCGCTTCAGCTGCAAGCACAACCACTTTTACTAATAAAACATTTGATGCAAACGCCACAGGTAATAGCATAACTAATATAGAAAATGCAGATATAAGCGCAACTGCTGGGATTGATTTTAGCAAGATGGCAGACCTTACAGCATCTAGAGCTTTAGTTTCTGACAGCAATGGAGATCTTGTAGTAAGTGCTGTAACTTCAGCAGAGTTAGGTTATTTAGATGGCGTAACTTCTGCAATACAAACTCAGTTAAATTCTAAAGGTACATCTAGTTTTAGCGGTAGTTATACAGATTTATCAAACAAACCAACGATACCTTCAAACACCAATCAACTAACTAATGGAGCTGGATATTTAACTTCTTCAACTCAAGTTAGTAATTCTTCGTATAGTAATAATACTACTAATGGAGGTTATATTGAACTTGCGAACAGATTTCAAATATGTTGGTGCACCAAATATCATTCATATTATGGCTCCACTTGGACTTTTCCTAGATCTTTTGACAGTGCATTTACCGCAGGGTCTGTAGCCGATTTAAGAAGCACAAACCCAGGACAGGGAACAGGTTGTATATACAATGCTAGTACATCAGGGTTTAGTTACACTTCAAGTGTAGCCTCTGGGTATAGCTATTTAATTGCAGTTGGTTATTAATATGAATAGATACGCTTACATAGATGAAAACAATATTATTAAAGGTTGGTATGATGACGGTCACTCTTCTATTCCTAAACCAAATATAAAAATAACAGAAGAACAGTATAAAAATGCTTTAGAAAAAGAACACAATCATATAGCTAATGATGGTACTACCAGTAAAGTAGAGATTGAAATAACAAAAGAACAAAAGTTATTAGTGGCTCAAAGTTATTTATCAGAAACGGACTGGTATGTAATAAGAGAAGCAGACTCTGGCAAAACTATGCCTAGCGATATTAAAACTAAGAGGGAAGAAGCTAGACAAACTATAAGCGACTTGGAGGAATAAGTGGAAGCTTTATTATGGATAATATTTGTATTAGTAGTTGGTAAAGCTTTATTAAAAGCTGTAGCTCCTTATGCAAATAAAAATTTAGACGACAAACTAAAAGGGTACTGGGAAGATTTAAAAAGTTATTTTTAATTTAGATTGCAGTGGACGATCTAGTTAAAATAATTAATGAAGTAGGATTCCCAATAGCAGCAACTTTAGGTTTAGGTTTTTTTCTTTGGAAACTTTTAAATAAAATCATTAACGGCATGGAACAAAAAATAGATGTAGTTGATGACAAAATAAATGAAAGCATGGCAGCTATGGAAAAAAGATTAGATTCTAAATTAGATTCTCAAACCAATATATTAATTCAACTTATTGATCGAGTTAGGTCCGTAGATAATGAAATAATAAGACAAGATGTTTTGTTAAAAACCTTGTTAAATGCGCCAGAACTAATAGAGCCTGGTAAAATTTCAAAATCTCAAAGAGATGACAAACGTAAAGATTGATATAAAATGTACTGAAATATAAAAAAACATGGCAAGAACTACAGTAACAGAACTAGATAAAAGACTTAGCTCACATGAAGCAGCTTGTGAACAAAGATGGAAAGAAAACTACAGGCGTTTAGATGCTATTGAACAAGGCATTACTTCAATAAATAAAAGCATAAGAAACAGTTTAATTTTTACAATCACTGTATTTTTAAGCGTTACAGCTTTCTTCATACAACAAACTCTTTTTTAACAAGGTAGGTATTTGTTATGCCTTACACTAAGATTTTATTTAAACCAGGTATAGATAAAGAAGGGACTAGTCTTACCGCAGAGAATGGTTGGTTTGATGGCAATCTAGTTAGATTCAGAAAAGGGTTTCCAGAAAAAGTAGGTGGCTGGGTAAAAAATACCACAGGCGTGTTGGAAGGTACACCTAGAGCAATGCACGATTGGGTTAATTTAGATGGTACGGATCTATTAGGTGTAGGTACTACTTATAAATATTATATTCAACAAGGTTCTGACTTTAACGACATCACTCCTATAAGATTAACCACCGCGGCAGGCGATGCAACTTTTGCTGCAACCAATGGTTCATCAACTATAACAGTTACTGAAAATGGACACGGTGCACAAATAAATGATTATGTTACTTTTAGTGGAGCTGCTGCTTTAGGCGGAAGCGGAAATATTACGGCAGCTGTTTTAAATCAAGAATATCAAATAACAGCTGTTGTTAATGTTAATAGTTACACCATAGCGGCAAAAGATACTAATGGTAATACAGTTACAGCAAACGCTAATGATTCTGGCGATGGCGGTAGTAGCACAGTGGCTGCATATCAACTTAATGTAGGTTTAGATACTTATGTACCATCTACTGGTTGGGGTGCTGGTGAGTGGAGTGAAGGTAGTTATGGTTCAGTAACTCCTTTATCAGCAAACAATACTTTAAGAATGTGGACTCATGATAATTTTGGAGAAGATTTAATTATTAATCCTAGAGCGGGCTCTATATTTAGATGGGATAACACCAATGGCTTATCTACTAGAGCAGTAGAGTTACAAAATATAGCTGGAGCTAATTTAGTGCCGACTCGTTGTTTGCAAGTGTTAACTTCTGATATTGATAGACACTTAATTGTTTTAGGTTCTGACACTTTAAATGCTAATGGCACTGCAAGAACTGGTGTGATAGATCCTTTGTTAATATCTTTTTCTGATCAAGAAAATTTATTAGAATTTGAGTCCAAAGCTACCAACACAGCTGGATCTCTAAGAATATCATCTGGTTCTTTAATTGTTGGCGGTTTAAAAGCAAGACAAGAAATACTGGTTTGGACAGATGTATCTATGCACTCTATGCAATTTATTGGAGCACCTTTTACATTTGGTTTAAATTTAATAAACGATAGCGTTGGGTTGATAGGACCCAAGGCAGTAGTCAATGGTGATAATGGTATTTATTGGATGGCATCTGATGGATTCTATTTTTACAATGGTTCAGTAATGAAACTACCGTGTTCTGTATTGAATCATGTTTTTGATAATTTAAATTTAAACGAAGTGTACAAAAACTTTGCTTTTACCAATAGAGAATTTAATGAAGTAGGTTGGTTCTATTGTTCTGGTTCATCTACTGAGCCAGATAGATACGTAGTTTACAATTATCTAGAACAAGTTTGGAGTATTGGCCAACTAGAAAGATTTGCTTGGATAGACAGAGGAATATTCTCTTATCCTTTAGCCACTGGTAAATCTGGTAGCAGTTATTACTTATACGATCATGAAAATGGTAATGATGATGACGGCTCACCAATGGATAATGTTTTTATAGAATCTGGAGATTTTGATTTAGAAGATGGCGATAGATTTTATTCAGTTAGGGAGATAATACCAGACATAAGATTTACTGGAAGTAATGGTAACGCAGCCTTAAATATTGTTTTAAAAACCAGAGACTTTCCAAATGACACACCAGAAACAAAAGTTACCTCATCAATCACTAACACAACAAAAAAAATAGATACTAGAGCAAGAGCTCGACAAGCAATTTATAGAATAGAGTCTGACGATGATAACGATGTTTCGGTAAGAAATGGTATGGAATTTAGATTAGGAGCAACTAGATTTAATTTTAGAGAAGACGGAAGAAGATAATGGCAAAGTTATTAGAAACTAGATTACCAAT